ACTGCTGGCTCATGGGCTATGCTTTGGTATCTACTCACGCGCTATCCCGTCAAAGTAGTCGTTACAGCCCCTACCTCTAGCCAACTTTATGATGCTTTGTTTGCTGAACTGAAGAGATGGGTCAAAGAACTACCACCTCCCGTACAAGCTCTTCTTGATGTCAAACAAGAGCGTATAGAACTACTAGCCTCTGCGACTGAAGCTTTTATATCAGCTCGTACATCCCGTGCTGAACAGCCAGAAGCGCTACAAGGCATCCACTCTGAACACGTCATGCTGATAGCTGATGAAGCCTCTGGTGTGCCTGAGCAGGTGTTTGAGGCCGCTGCTGGCTCTATGTCAGGACACAATGCTGTAACTATCCTGTTTGGTAACCCAGTCCGAAGTTCTGGTTTCTTTTTTGATACACACAACAGACTAAAAGACGACTGGTGGACAAGGAAAGTATCCTGCCTGGACTCCAAACGGGTATCAGACGACTTTGTAAACGACATGAAGCTCAGGTATGGCGAGGAATCTAACGCCTACCGTATCCGTGTACTAGGTGAATTCCCTAGATCTGATGACGACACCATCATTCCGATGGACCTTCTTGAATCAGCAAAACATAGAGATGTCGTTGCTTACGAAAATGCACCCATCCTTTGGGGACTAGACGTTGCCCGTTTCGGTTCCGACTCGTCAGTTCTGTGTAAGAGGCAATCTAATGTATTAATATCGTTAGATAAGTGGCGCAATTTAGATCTGATGCAGTTAACTGGAGCCGTAGTTGCCCAATATGAATCGTGTGGACATAAAGACAGACCTCAAGAAATACTTGTTGACTCTATTGGTTTGGGTGCTGGTGTGGTCGATCGCTTGCGTGAGCTTGGTCTTCCTGCTCGTGGGGTCAATGTTTCTGAATCTCCCGCAATGGGGCAGACGTATATCAACCTTCGTGCTGAACTGTGGGGCAAGACTAAAGCCTGGTTGGAAAGGCGCGACTGCAAAATACCAGCGAACGAAGACTTAATTGCCGAACTAGCCACCGTCAGGTACTCGTTCAACTCTAGCGGGAAGATGAAGATCGAGTCCAAGGACGACATCCGCAGACGTGGTTTGAAATCTCCTGACATGGCTGACGCTTTAGTCCTGACCTTTGCTAGCGATGCTGGCATTGCAAGCTACGGGTATTCCACAGGCTGGGGGAAGTCGCTTAAACGTGCAATCCGTGGTATCGTATAGGCTCCAGATTGCCATTTGGGTTTAAGCCATTCTTCGGGGTGGCTTTTTTTTGTCACCTGATATAGTATTGGGTATATATACCTACAGGGGTTCATATGAAGATGACTAAGGCCGCCAAGAAGATTGGCAAAGTAATGGGCGAGTTTAAAGACAAGACCTTGCATTCTGGCAAAGGCGGCCCTGTTGTAAAGAATCCAAAGCAAGCAATGGCTATTGCAATGTCTGAAGCCAAGATGCCTATGCGTGGACAACGTACTGCTAAAAATCGCAGTAAAAAATAAACCAAGGAGAAATCATGGCTTTTATTACAAGAGATAGCAACGGCGTACCAGTCAATGTTTTTAAACTTGGTACTACGCAGGTTTTTACTGTGACCAACTCTAGTGTTGCAAGCACTGCTTTTGCTGCTTCAACAACTCATGTGCGAGTTGCTTGTTCATTAGGTCATGGTCATATCCAGTTTGGATCTGCGCCAACAGCTAGTATTACGACAAGTCCAATGTTGTCAAACAATACTTCTGAAATTTTTTCTGTAGCGTCTGGCGATAAGATCGCTGTCATTAAAGACTCTGGCGTTACTAATTGCACAATTAGCGTAACGGAGTTGTTATGAAACCAGGTTTATATGCCAACATCAATGCCAAGCAAGAACGTATCAAAGCTGGCTCAAAAGAAAAGATGCGTCCAGTAGGCAGCAAGGGCGCACCCACTGCTAAAGCTTTTAAACAAGCAGCCAAGACTGCTAAAAAGAAATGATTAAGCGTGGTTCAGAAGAGTTCTCTGGTTATAACAAACCAAAGAAAACTCCTAGCCACCCAAAGAAAAGCCATGCTGTATTGGCTAAGTCTGGTGACGAAGTGAAGTTGATTCGCTTTGGTCAGCAAGGTGTTTCTGGAAGTCCTGATGGATCTAAAAGAAACGAAGCATTTAAAGCCCGTCATTCTCAGAACATTGCCAAAGGTAAAATGAGTGCAGCGTTCTGGGCCAACAAAGTTAAATGGTAAAAAATATGAGCTGCCCTATTGCCACTTATGACATCAAAGTCAACCTAAAGGCTCGTAATTGGGCCATTAAGAATGTTGACTACGGTCCTGCAAACCCAGAAGAAGAGAACGAAGAGTATTGGCAGAACCTTGCCGACATTTGGTCTGTATCTGTTGATGATGTTCAAGAGATGCGCTGCGGCAACTGCGCTGCATTCATCCAAACACCTGAGATGATGGACTGCATTGTCAATGGTATTGATGACGAAGAAGATGGGTACGCAACTGACGTACAGAATGCAGCCAACCTTGGCTACTGTGAGCTGTTTGACTTTAAGTGTGCTGGCGAACGTACTTGTTCCGCTTGGCTATCAGGTGGCCCTATCACTAAGCGATTGACAGACCGTCAAAAAAATATGTTGATGATGGCTAAATCAGAATATCAAGAGTCTGATGACTCCGAGGAGGAATAATGGATCCGATCACTATGGCAATGCTTGAAGAGGCAGCCACTGCTTTTATGAAAGACCAAGCTGTGCAAGCTATGGGTCCAGAAGTAGCGGCTATGGGTGGTTCTAGTGCAATGCAAAGCATGGGTGGAGATATGGGTGGCCTTCTTGGTCAAACTCAAACCGCCCCACAGATGTTTAATCAAACCCCTGCTGGAACAATGTCTCCAAGTGCGCCAGCCGCAGAAGTCGGACCACAACCTAGCATGATGGGTACATTGGAAAACAATGTGATGTCTGATATTAATAAGTCCACGGCTGGTCAGGCGTACAACACATTTACCAATCCAAACGCAACAGCAGGTGACTACACAAGCCTTGGCTATAAGATGGCGTTCTCTCCAGAAGCTGAAAAACAAAATCAAGTAAGTATGGGTCAGATGTTAAGTATGCCAACAGTCGGCAACTATGGTGGCGGTAGAACAACTACTGTTGGCGGCATCCCAGACTTGCTAAAGAAATACGGCGACAACTCTGGCCTCCTTCAGTATTTAGGATAACGCAATGAACGACCAAATGAACCAAGATCCTCTTTTGATGGCAGAGATGCTCAAGCGTGAGATGGAAGTGCCAGAAGAAGAAATAATGACTGAAGAAGAACTTCAGGGAATTATTAGCTCTGAGATTACAGATGCCATTTCATTTATTGATGAAGACGTAGCACCTGTACGTGCTATGGCAACAGAGTACTATCTTGGTGAACCGTTTGGTGATGAAGAAGAGGGCCGCTCTCAAGTGGTGTCTACGGATGTCCGTGATACCGTGAAGGCAATGATGCCAAGCTTGATGCGTATCTTTTTTGGTCCAGAGCGCATTGTTGAGTTTATGCCTAACGGTCCAGAAGATGTTGCTGGCGCTGAACAAGCCACAGACTACATTGACCACATCTTTAAGAAAGATAACCCAGGCTTTACAGTCCTGCATTCTGCATTTAAAGATGCCTTGATCCGCAAAACTGGCATTATCAAATACTGGTGGGACGAGTCCACAGAAGTCAAAGCTGAATACTTCTCCATGCTAGACGAAGGTAGCATGATGATGCTAACCCAAGACCAAAGCGTAGAGATCTCTGCTGTTAGGGAATACCCTATCCCAGGTCTGCCGCCTCAAATGGATGAGATGGGCAATATGCTCCCACCTCCAATGATGTATGACGTAGAGATCAAGCGCCGTGTTAAGACAGGCAAAGTGCGTGTTGAAGCCCTTCCTTTGGAAGAGTTCCTGATTGACCGCCGTGCCAAGTCAATTGATAACGCTACGTTTGTGGGCCATCGTTCGATGAAGACGGTATCCGAGCTGGTAGCTATGGGATACGACTACGACACGGTGTCTGAGCAATCGGGTGATAACTACGAGTTTGATACAAACCAAGAATATCAAGCCCGTAATCCCTATTCTGTTGTACGTGGTTCTACTAATCCAGACCCATCTACACAGCACGTTTTGTATATTGAAGGCTACGTCAAGGTTGACTTTGACGGTGACGGCATTGCTGAACTGCGCCGTGTTTGCACCATTGGTTCATCTCACAAAGTCGTGAAGAACGATATTGTTGACGAGCGCCAGTTTGCCGACTTCTGCCCAGATCCAGAGCCACATACATTCTTTGGCATGTGTCCCGCAGACGACACAATGGACATCCAGCGTATTAAATCTAATGTTCAACGAGGAATGTTGGATTCTTTGGCTCAGTCTATTCACCCACGTACAGCCATTGTCGAAGGACAGGCTAACCTTGAAGACGTGATGAATACTGAGGTTGGTGCTGTTATTCGTATGAGAGCGCCTGGCATGGTCCAGCCGTTCAATATCCCGTTTGTTGGTCAAGCAGCATTCCCTATGCTGGAGTATCTTGATGACGTTAAGCAAAGCCGTACTGGTATTTCTAAAGCTGCTGCTGGGCTTGATGCTGATGCTTTGCAGAGTACCACCAAGGCGGCTGTAGCTGCTACGGTTAACGCTGCCCACCAGCAGATCGAGATGATTGCTCGTATCTTTGCTGAGACAGGTATGCGCCGACTGTTCCGTGGCATCCTGAAGTTGGTTGTTGAGAACCAAGACAAAGAACGAATCGTTCGATTGCGTAATACGTTTGTGCCTATTGACCCCCGTTCATGGGATGTCGGCATGGACGTGACGGTGAACGTGGGTGTGGGTGACGGGACTATTGAAGACCGTATCAATATCCTTGCTCAAGTCGCAGGTCGCCAAGAGCAGATTATCCAAACTCAAGGACCAAGCAACCCCGTGGTGTCTGTTGTTCAATATACAAACACCCTGACAAAAATGCTTCAGTTGGCTGGCATTAAGGATTCTCAGAATTACTTTAACCAGTTACCTGCTGACTGGCAGTTGCCTGAGCCTCCAGCTCCCAAGCCAACTCCAGAAGAAGTTTTGGCTAATGTCCAAGCGCAATCTATCCAAGCTGACATCCAAAAGAAAGCGGCTGAACTAGAGTTGGAGCGCGAGAAAATGATTCGCTCTGATGACCGTGAGCGTGACCGTATTGAACAAGATGGTATATTGCGCCGCTATGAGATGGAATTGAAATACAATACACAAATTCAAACGGCTGAGATTGATGCCGCGATGAATAAAGACCGTGAATTGATTCGTCAACAACAGGCTGCACAAGATGCTGCAATGCAAGACCAGATGAGACAGCAACAAGAGCAACAAGCTCAATATGATGCTTATCTTCAACAGGTGGCGCAACAGCAACAGCCTCAACCAGTAATTTAAGATGGATGAACTAGAAGTTAATCTCGCAAGAGGCGACAGAGCAAAGTTACTCCTTGAAGATGAACTCTTAAATGAGTTGATCAAAAAGATTGAAGACGACTGTTATAGAGAGATCCGAGCATCCACATTGATGGAAAGCCCGATCCGTGAACAAGCGTACATGCTTTTAAAGACAGTCGATATATTGCGAACTAAACTTCGCTCTGTTTATGATACGGGCAAGATGGCAGAAGCGCAGATTAAGCGCCGTGGTCGTCCCCCAAAAGTTGTTTAACTAAGAGGTAAATATGTCCGATAACGCACAAGCAGTCGGTTTAAATGTAAATGAAGCAGCGCAAAGCTTTGCTTCCATGTTAGATGCCCAAGAAGGCATTAATAACACGGAAACAGACGCGCAGCCAGAGGAAGAGCAATCTGAATCTGATGAATCTGATGAGGTCGAATCTGCGGAGCCGCAAGATGAAACAGAAGAACCCTCAGAAGAAGTAGAAAGCGAAGAGGAGGAGGCAGAGGAAGAAGAGCCTACCGAGGACAAGTTTGTCGTCAAAGTTGATGGCAAGGAACTTGAAGTCAGTAAGGACGAACTTCTCCGAGGCTACCAACGCGAGGCTGACTACACTCGGAAAACGCAGAAGCTTGCAGAAGAGCGCCGTATGGTGGAGTCTGAGTTTCAGCAAGTACGAGGTGAGCGTGAGCAATATGCTCAGATACTTGGTCAATTACAGCAAAAGCTGCAAGAGTTCGAGCCTGTTGAGCCTGATTGGAATGCGTTAGAAGCTAATGATCCTATGGAGTACGCCCGTCAATGGACTACTCAACAACGTAGGATTCAGCAGCAATCTGCCATCCAGCAAGAGCAACAGCGTTTGAATTCAATGCGGCAAGAAGAGTTAAGAAAGCAGATGCAATCTGTTTTGGTTAGCGAGACAGTGCGTTTAAAAGACGCAATCCCTGAGTGGAAGTCTGCTGACGTTGCAAAAACAGAAGGCAAAGCTTTAATTGAGTACGGTCAGAAGTTAGGCTTTTCAGAGCAAGAACTTGGATCCATTACAGACTCACGGTCATTGGTCGCGCTTCGCAAGGCGTGGAAATATGATCAGATGATGAGTAAACGTCCAGAACTTCAAGCAAAGATTAAAAAAGCCCCGCGAATGATTGCTCCTGGCTCGACTGGATCTGTTAGTTCCAAGACTGGTGAATTGAACTCCGCAAAAAAACGTCTTGCACAAACTGGTCGCGTCAAAGATGCGGCTTCCCTTTTCGAGAAATTTATCTAAGGATTTATCATGGCAGCAGTTACCAATACATACACGCGATTTGACGCAAAAGGCGTTCGTGAAGATCTCAGCAATGTGATCTATCAAATCTCCCCTGAAGAGACACCATTCATGTCCAACATTGGTCGTGAAAACGTCAAGAACACTTTCTATGAGTGGCAGACAGATGATCTGGCAGCAGCCAGCACAACCAATGCTCAGATCGAAGGTGATGATGTTTCTTCTTTCACAGCCGCTACAGCTACTGTCCGTGTGGGTAACTACACACAGATCAGCCGTAAAGACGTGATCATCTCTGGCACTTTGGAGTCTGTTGACAAAGCTGGTCGCCGTAGCGAACTGAGCTATCAAATGGCTAAGAAGTCTGCTGAACTCAAGCGCGACATGGAAACAACAATGTTGGCTAACCAAGCCGCTACTGCTGGTTCTACATCCGCTGCCCGTAAAACAGGCGCATTGTTGGCCTTCTTGAAGACTAACACTAACGAAGGTACTGGTGGTAGTGATCCTTCATACACAACCGTTCCTGATGCAGCTCGTACCGATGCTACAACTACTAACTTGCGTTCGTTCAGCGAGACATTGCTGAAAGACGTGATTCAGAAAGTGTGGACTGAAGGTGGTGAGCCATCTATCGTTATGGCTGGTCCTGTCAACAAGCAGAACTTGTCCAAGATGGCTGGTATTGCAGCACAGCGTTTCAACGCTACTGGTGCAAAGCCTTCAACCATCATCGGCGCTGCTGACATCTACGTGAGCGACTTCGGCAACGTGAGCATTGTTGCAAACCGCTTCCAGCGTGAGCGTGACGTGTTCGTGTTGGATCCACAGTACGCAAGCGTTGCGTATCTGCGCCCATTCCAGACCGTTGAATTGGCTAAGACTGGCGATGCCGAGAAGCGTATGCTCTTGGTTGAGTGGGGCTTGAAAGTCAACAACGAGAAGGCACACGGCGCTGTGTACGACTTGAACAGCACTATCCAAGCGTAACAAAAAAGGGGGTGTAACAGCCCCCTTTCTTCCATATGACCAGCAAACTATTCGACTACGATCCAATCACTAACACCAAGAAGATGTGGCATTACGATGCCGACAAGGACGAGGCTACGATTGAGACAATCTTTGATGTGCAAGCCATTGGTGAAGACAACAAGGCTAAGTACGACTCATTTGATGAACGTGCAAACTGGAATGGCGATATGCACCATGTGGCATCTATCCCTATGTCGTTGTACTATCAAATGAAAGCAGAAGGTAAACTTGATGACCAAGCGTACATGAAGCGATTTTTGAACGACCCAGATAACCGAGTGTTCCGCACACGACCTGGCGCTGTTTAAACAAGTTAAGATCAATTTTTAATTGGAGATTTAATGTCACATACCATTGGAATACTTGTTCCAACACGGGATTTTGTTAATTCAGGATTTGCCTTTGACTTGGCAAAGCTAGTTGGTTTCACAGTAGGCACTACCCATAACAAGGTTGTGATCTACACAAGTTCAGGTACTTTATTGTCAGCACAGCGTCAAGATCTGGCCCGTGATGCAATAGATGCAGGTTGCACTCATACGATGTGGCTTGACAGCGATATGCGTTTTCCAAAAGATACGATTATTCGCTTACTTGCTCGTGATGAAAGCATTGTTTGTGGAAACTACGCTAAACGCCGCTTCCCAACAGAGCCAATTGCTGTTAAAAAGCGTATTGATGGTGATGATGTTAAATTTATCAATCGAGTCTACACAGAAGATGATTCAACTGGACTCGTAGAAGTAGACTACTGTGGAATGGGCGTTATGCTTGTTAAAACAGAAGTATACAAATCAATGGAATATCCTTGGTTTGCTATTCCTTGGGTTCCTGCTGCGGAAGACTACATTGGTGAAGATGTATGGTTTTGCCGCCGAGCTGCCGAAAAAGGTCATAAGACGTATATTGACCAAGACCTCTCAAAAGAGATCCATCACATTGGGACTTTTGAGTACAAACACGAACACACGATAGCGTGTAGGGACATGGAAAATGGCAATTGATACATTCAGTGGATTGAAGACAACCATTGCGGATTACTTAAACCGCGATGATTTGACCTCTTCAATTCCTACTTTTATCACATTGGCAGAAGCTAAATTTAATCGTAAGGTGCGTACACGCCAAATGGTTAAACGGGCTAATGCTCCAATTGACACCCAGTACTTTGCTTATCCAGCAGACTATTTGGAAACAAAGACGTTTAAGCTGAACACAAACCCAATTACAAAACTGGAGTTTGTTACAGAAGAGTATTCCGACACTTTGAGGTCGTCTAGATACATTGGCGTTGGAAAGCCTGAGTACTTTTCAATTATTGGAAATCAACTTGAAGTAATTCCTTCGCCAGATACAGAATACTCAGCAGAACTAACTTACTATGCTAAGATTACTGCGCTAAGTGATGCAAACACAAGCAACTGGCTTTTGGCATATGCCCCAGACTTGTATCTTTACGGTGCGCTGTTAGAAGCAACGCCTTACCTTAAAGATGATGAACGTCTTGTCGTATGGGGGCAGTTATATATTGCCTCTATGGAAGACATTGTGGTGGCAGATCAGAGGGCTTCTGTCGCTACAACACCGATTGTCCGCGCCCGATCTTTGGGGTAATAAATGTCTTCTTTTTCAGACTATACAGAAAATCTTGCATTAACATATTTGTTCACGTCTGGTGCGGTAACACGCCCAACAGCGTGGTATGTTGGCTTGTTTACAGCAGCCCCTAGCGACACTGGTGGCGGCACTGAGGTATCTGGAAGCGGCTACGCCCGTGTCGTAACTGGAACAATTACTGTATCAGGCACATCCCCTACATTGGCTACAAACAGCGCTGCAATTGAATTTGCTGCCGCTAGTGGTGGCAACTGGGGAACTATTACACATGCTGCTATTTTTGACGCAAGTACCTCTGGAACCATGCTTGCATGGGCTGCATTGTCTACATCTAGAACCATAAACGATGGCGATGTGTTGCGAATTCCTGCTGGTGATTTAGATATTACTCTTACTTAAATATGTCAACCTTAGTTACACGATCTGGCAAGGGTTCTCCTCTGACTCATGCAGAGGTGGACACTAACTTCACCAACCTGAACACTGACAAATATCAGGAAGGCAGCGCAATAGGGGCTACAACCCCTGCTGCTGGTACGTTTACACAAGCTGCTGTAATTACCGCAACAGGCAACTCAGCGTTTAATCAGAACGACACCGTTACAGGGTGGATTTACTCTGGTAATAGCTTTTCTGTCGCTGGTCAAGAATCAGGGCCAACAGGTTTGTTTATTGGCAATAACGGCACAAAGATGTACGTTAACGGCTCAACTGGTGATGACGTAAACGAGTACACGCTTGGCACTGCATGGGACATCACAACAGCCACGTTTGTAACTGTGTTTTCTACGGCGGCGCAAGACAATGCTCCCAACGACATATTCTTCAAGCCTGACGGTTTATCCATGTTTATCATGGGAAACACGACAGACACTGTTTACCAATACACACTTGGCACGGCATGGGATGTTTCAACAGCATCTTACGCAAGCAAATCGTTCAGCATAACGGCGCAAGAAGGCACTCCTACAGGTCTTTGGTTTAAGACAGACGGCACAGTGATGTATGCGGTTGGAACATCGGCTGACACTGTTTTTCAATACGCACTTGCAACAGCGTGGGATGTTTCAACTGCATCTTACGGCGGTATTTTTTACAGTGTTGCAACACAAGAAACAACACCAAACCAAGTTAACCTAAGTAATGACGGCTTAAAGATGTGGTTGCTTGGTCAGTTTGGTGATGACATTTGGGAATACAACCTTGGCACAGCATGGAACGTCAGCACTGCAACGCCAGTTAACAACTTCTACATCGGCTTCCAAGAAACAGGCCCAAGTGGTATGTTTATTGATAGCACAGCGCCAAATCGTGTGTATATTGTCGGAAGTACAACGGCAGACACCGTTTTTCAATATTACACAAGTGCCAACTCTTTAAAATTAGACACACAAAAACTATATGTAGCTGGCGCTTTATCTGTAAACGATAACTTTGTTGCTGGCGCTAATGCTTATATTGATGGTTTTTTAAACATTCAAGGCAGTATAGTTTCTAGCGGCACAGGTTCTTTTAGCAGCTTAAATTCTTCAGCAACAACTTCACTTGCAACTGGAACTGGCGCTCAAACCGTTTCCCTTGGAGCTGGCGCAACAGTATCTGGTAGTTTAAAAACCTTAAACATTGGCACTGCTGGTGTTTCTGGTTCTACAACCGCAGTCAACATTGGCTCTGCTGTATCAGGCGCAAATAGCACGACTACGCTAAACGGCTTGGTAGTTGACAGCATTTCTGCTGCTGTATCCGCTGCTGGCGCTACTCAAGGCACTGCTACTGGCTTGGTATCAAACATCAACAACGTAACCGTGGTAGCTGCTGCTGCTGACGGCGTGAGGCTGCCTACTGCTGTGGCTGGTATGAGGATTCTGGTGCGAAACAGTGATGCTCTTGATGCTCTTAAAATTTACCCTGCAACGGGTGGTCAGATCAATGCACTTGGCGCAAACGCTGCGTACACATTGGTTGCTGGCTTGACCATTGAATTGATGGCAACCACCACCACACAGTGGTACACATTCTGATGAACAACTTGTACGCAATAATCAAGCAAAAGCTTGAGTTTTAAAGCGAGGAAGACGCTTAACTATGGATGAATATGTTGTAGGTCATTACTGGAGTTCTGGATATGCAGATGGTGATGCTGTATATCAGGGCTATGGTATTGGTACATACGGCAAGCGATTGTATGGATATGGGGTCATACAAGACGCAAGCCTAACAATATCATCAAGTTCGGTTGGTGCTGCATCTGCATTGCGCTATGCAATTGGAAAACCAACAATCTCTGCGTCCAGTTCAGTTTCTGTTGCGGCAACCAGGTTTACATTTGGAAGATTTGATATTGCGGCAACAAGCAATACAATAGTTAATGCTCAAAGAATCCAAAAATCTGGATTAAGCATTAATGATTTATCATCAGTTTCTGTTGGTTCTAGAATAATTGCCAATCAACCAGTATTGTTTGGATCATCAAGCTCTGTAATAGTTAATGGAGTTAGAATAAGAAGTCAATCGTTTGCCATTTTATGCACTTCAGGTTTTTCTGTTTCTGCTCGTAAAAAATGGGAAAATGAGAATGATATAAGTGAATCTTGGAGTGACATACCAGACACGGGTGAAACGTGGACTGTGGTTCCTGTAGATAGTAAAACATGGCAGATTGCTGCATAAGGATTGAAAAATGGCTGATACCACAACCACGAACCTAGCGCTTACCAAACCAGAAGTTGGCGCATCTACCGACACATGGGGTACTAAGATCAATGCTGATCTGGACTCTATTGATGCGTTGTTTGATGCTGGTCCTGTGCTGAAGGTAACCAAGGGCGGTACTGGTGGCGCTACGGCTGCTGCTGGTCGTACAGGTCTTGGTGGCACAACAGTTGGTCAATCTGTCTTTACCTTGACAAACCCAAGCGCAGTCACTTACTTGCGATTGAACGCTGATAACACTGTAAGCGCGTTGTCTGCTGGCGCTTTTGTAACAGCAATTGGTGCTGGTACTGGCGATGCAACCCTTGCAGGTGCGCAGACGTTTACAGGCACAAAGACTTTCTCAGGTACATCTTCAGCAACTGCCATTGTCCTGAATGATGCAGCAGAAGTTGCCACAGTATCGGCTACGGCAGCTACTGGCACGATCAACTACGACATTACAACGCAGTCTGTCTTGTATTACACAAGCAACGCAAGTGCTAACTGGACTGTTAACTTCCGTGGCTCTAGCGGCACATCCCTGAATACTTTGATGAGTACAGGTCAGTCAATGACAGTGGCTTTCTTGGTTACTCAGAACGCTACAGCTTACTACAACTCTGTGGTTCAGGTTGACGGTACTACTTCA